TCATGTAACTGCTTTGTTTTTACAAAATTTGTAATTACATTTGTGGCGCATGTCCATCACTATGCTTTTCATCGCTAATTTATTATAAAGGGATACAGGTCTGTGATGGGATCGGTATCCCTCTATTTTTAATATGGAGAAGATATATGTTTTCGATGTTCAGATTCCTGATGGGAGACAAATCCGTTGTATATCGTATAATAAGGTTACTTATTTTGATCTTGACGATATATGCAAGTTATGTTTTGGTTCATACGATTTACATGATGTGGCTGACACTAAGGTCATGAGCGAGTTCCTGCATCGTGAGGGTGGACGCTACTGGGTGACCATAGATGGCGTGAGGCAGCTATATCGAAGGATTGAGTGCGAGATGTGTTTTGAGGTGATAGAAAAATTGAGGGAACTATGATAGAGAAGAGATTTGATTTCGTGATATATCCATTGGATTTGATTATCACGGTAGGATTGGATTACGAGACGTTATGTAACCGTTTCGAGAACATGGAGCCGGATCATAAGGGAGAATGGGGTGATAAGGATGATATGGATAAGGAAGCGTCTTTCGTGAATCTGGTAAGGGATAGGGACGATGATGATAAATTCGCCATACTTTGGAATTTTTCAAGCGACGATGATATAATGATGAGAAATATATGTCATGAGTCGTTCCATATAGCCATGAGCGTGTGCCAGTTCTGTAATATGTCGCTTGGATTTAAGGTCGGAGAGGATGAGCATGCCGCGTATATAGCCGGCTTTGCTGGTGATTGCGTTAGTGAGTTCATCAATAGCAAGAATACGGATTAAATTATAAATTATATAAGAAATATAAGAATATTAGCCTCCGCTTATTTGTGGGGGCTTTTTGTTTATCTTTGTAAAAAAACATGAAGTTATGTCGAGTTGCGTAATTAAAAGAAATAGTAAGGGTAAGATAACCCGTGTCTTGACCCCTTCCGGAGAGGTATCTACCTTGTTCGATAAGATAGCGGGTATAGCTACCGTAAGTGACCTTAATAAGGCCGCTGAAGCTTATATGACTATTTATAACGATAAGTTCAGGTCTAAGTTCGGTGATTGGGTATCGAATGTCAGGTCTGGCGGGTTAAGAGACTCGTTAAGATTCCGTATCGTAGGTGAGATGGGTATGAGATTTGACGTTAAGGCGTTGAATGATCTTGACGATGCCAAGAGGCTTAAGAAGATCGGATTCAATGACCGGGATATATGGACATGGACTAAATGGTATGTTGGTCCTGATGGTAAATGGCGGTATGAGATTCCGGATACGGATATAGATCTATCATTCCGGTTCTTGGATAATGTCAAGAATTTCAAGGCTGGTGATAATGATATGGAGATGGATATCAAGACCGTTATCGGGGATAAGTATTACAATGATATGGTCAAGAGATATCCTTCATTCAAATCGCTTATGGTAAGGATAGAGGATCGTTCGGGAGATGATTATTTCGGGTATTATGATGGCGTTAATAACGATCTTATTATAAACGGATCGCATAAAGATATTAGATCTGATGAGGATATCAGATCTATCGTCATCCATGAGATCCAGCACTTCATTCAGCTCAATGAGTTTTTCGCCAGTGGCGGGAATGAGGATACGGTTAGCAAGGCTGACGTCGATAAGATAAAGAAAGAGCTTGAGCCTTATACTAGAATACCTATGTATGATCGTCAAATCGAGATTTACAAAAGGTCGGTTGATAAGAAAAACGGGATGGTGTTGACTCCAAAATCTTTATCCAACTTATTAAGGATCGAGTATCTTAAGAACAGGATAGCCAGAGCCGAGAATCAGGCGTTAGCTAAATACCAGAGTCGTCCTGTTACCGGAGCGGCTTTGGCGAGATTAAAAAAAGATCTGGCATCCATCCCATCCGATGAGGTATATGAAAAATATAATGGCGACATACAACAGGCCTATAATGAAGCTATGGATTATGTCAATGATCTATCGACAAAAAGGGATGAGGCTATAAAGGTTCTTGATGAACTCGCCAAGCAAGAGGCTTATTATCGTATATACGGGGAGATAGAGGCTAGGAACACCGAGAATAGGGATAAGTTAGGTAAGTACGATATATTTCCGATGGACACGGAAGATAGATCTGAAAACGAGAGGATCGTGATGTTCAAACCTATTATCATAAAATTCTCAAAAAACTTGTCCTCTAATATCAACATAGTCTCTAAGTCTATTATAGACAATGAGGTCGATAATAGCGATTATAGATCTATGATGTTAAGATCTAAAGGCTGGTATGATATAGATACTGATACCGTGACAATAGTATCCGATAATATAGAGAGCGAGGAGGATCTGGAAAGAACTGTCTTTCATGAGGTTGTGGCTCATAAGGGCCTTAGAGGGATTCTTGGAGACCGTTTCGATGATACGATGAGAAAGATATTTGATTCGATGGATGAGTCTGACCAGCGGTCTTATATGGAGCGGTATGGTGATCATGTTATAGCCGCAGAGGAGTTTATGGCTGATCTTGCCGAGACCGATCCTGATACCGGCTTATGGGATAAAATCATATCATTCATCCGTGACACCCTTCGTTCTATGGGTATTGATCTTAAGATGAACGATACGGATATGCGTACGCTTCTTACCAGATCAAAGGACAGGTTGTCGGAGATAGACAGGGAGCTTGATATGCCGATGAATCAGATAAGCGGTCTCCTTACTTATGATAGCGGGGAGCCTAAGTTGTTCTTTAGATCGGATGACGGTAAGGTGTATGACTCTTACGCCAACGCCATAAAAGGCTCGTCCGGCGGGCGGGTCGAGGCCGGGTTCTTGGCCGGCAGTGTCGAGGAGAGCGACGTCCCGTCCGGAACGACCGACATCTCCTTTGGCTCCTCCTCCATAACCCTTAATAATAACGAGTCATTCATCCCGGTCCTTGGTATTAGCTCAGACTCAGATATAAGTACTCGTGGAGGCTTTGTCAATTACCTTATCAAGAAAGGTATGTTAAGCGGTGAGCGTATAAGACTGGGGGATAGGTATTATCTTACCGGGGCCGGCAACTCCGATGGTCTTAAGATCTATAACGCTATGGACGCCTTGTCTAGGTTAAGGAACAGGTTTGGTAGTATGTCTTCTGAGATGAACGTATTGGGTTCTATAGGTTTTGATACGGAGGTGAGCGACGATCTTGATCTTATCACGACATCCGGGGAGAAGGTCACGGTAAGCAGGTCTGAGATTAAAGGCATGTTAAGGCAAGGGCGGTTCGAGGAACTTAATAACAGGTATGATGGGTTCATGGAGCTAGCGCTATCGTTGATGATGGAGGATAACGCCTTATATGGGAGTAATGTCCGTGGCGTTATTGAGAACGAGAAGGCGGAAGATCTTCAAAACAGGACCGATATAACCAACATCTTATCCACATTAGGTATCCGTGTGATGGGTATGTCCGAATATATGGATAAGTATAAGATGCGTAATGGCGTAGATCCTTCCACTAGGGCGTTATCCGATATGGCTAATGGCGTGATAGCATTGGCTGAGGGGGCTACGGTAGAGGATCTTAATGAGGAGGTGGCTCACTTCTTGATCGATACTTATCGTAACCAACAGGAGATTGACGAGGTGCTGGATTCTGTCGAGGGAACTTCATTATGGAACCAATTCGCTGGTCGTTATTATGAGGTATATGGAAAGGAGTACCAAGGAGAGGAGCTGGATCGGATGGTGAAGCGGGAGATCCTAGGTAAGACGCTGGCCCAGCGGTTCGTTCCGGGCATGGAACAGGCGGTAGAGGATCTGACCTCGTCTGAGGACGTCCAGCTCTCCTTGTTTGGCAGAATGGTACGAGCCATACGTAATTTCTTTACCGGCCAAAGATCAGACTTGAACAAGGTTCTTGATAGGATAAAGGAGTCGGCGTTAGCGGATGATCCAAGCGCTTTTGACGTGCTTCTGTTGAAAGATAATGGTCATCTCATGTACTCATTATCGGATGTTGATGTGGCTAATAAGTTGATCAAAAACGGTAGGTCATTGGAAAGGCTATACACCAGATTGCAGAGGATGAGGTCAAGCCAAAGCCAGAGGATCGGTGAGAGTATCTCCCTCCTTCGTGATATAGGCGAGAAGGTGAGACAAGTCGGGGGTGAGCTTAATAAAAACAACAACCTGTTATCCACCAAGAGTGTCATAGCGACCGCCAAGGCTGAGGTGGAGTATTTGGTTACGGTTGCCAGTAGTTTGCGTAAGAGCGACAAGGGATTGGATTATGAGACGATACAGGTTATCGATAACGTATACGGGGAGATAGTGCCATTGATCAGGAATCTGCGTGGATTCGTCAATAATCAGGCGGCGGATTATTATGGCAACAACAAGGTTGGTATGGTAGAGGATATGGATGATATATTACGTATGGCTGAGACATCCATGTCCGATATAAACGCCCTTCGAAGTGATCGTAATGAGGACTGGCTGGATGGACAGCTCCGGATGTTTAATATCCCGGAAAGATATTGGAATGGGATAAAGAAGTTGATAAATAACATCCATAAGGATATCAATGTCATGTCCCGGTTTTTCGGGACGTTAGAACATAGCGGGAACGCTATCTTAGGCATGTTAGGGCAACGTCTTGCCAAGGCTTATAACGACGCTCATGTTGAGGGCGTGGCTAATATCAATAAGATGACGAAGATGATGAAAGAGCGTGGATGGGGGATAAAGGATAATGAGGATCTTATACAGAAGATAAACGGTAAGAACTCTGATTACCTTGATTCGTCCCGTGATTTCGCCAAATACGATTTACTGTATCGGACAGAGCAGGCGAAAGCTATTATTGATATATATGATCTTAAGAATGTTATGGGTAAGACCGAGAAACAGCTTATTGATCTTCTTCTATCCGATAGAGGTCTTAAGGTGAAGACTCGTGACGATATCGTAGGATATGATGGGGATAAACCTATTACGAAGGAGGTCAATCATATATTCAAGCCAAGTATCCAGAATTTTGATATCTCGGCCATGACATTCGAGGACCAGCAACGATATCTGGATACGATAAATAGGTGGTTGGATGAGAATCGTGAGAAACCTATGGTTCAAGCGTATTATGATAAGATAGAGAATGTCAATAAGAAGGTCGAGGAGAGGCTAGGACGTAGGGTATCACAAGCCACGTCCGATTTCATGTCCCGTATCCGCAGGAGTAGATATGTGGCTATGGATAAATTCGTAAAAGACGGGAAAGTGGATTGGTCGGCATTCCAATCCGATCCTATAGCATGGAGATCTTATCTGGATATCCTTCGTGATAGGGCTATAGCCAAGAGCGAGTGGTATTCCGACGGAACACCAAAGGAAGCGGGGTCCGAGGCGTTGATGATGTCAGAGGAGATCAAGGCATGGGATGAGGCATGGGCCGAGGAGTTCGGGAATACCAACGAGGGTCGTAAGGCTTCCGCCGAGTTTAAGGAGATTCTCCGAGGCATAGAGCGATCCGAGGGTGGGAAGGCGGCGTTCGAGTTCCTGCTAGCCGGCGGTCATCTTGGTTTCTCTAAGGATATGTGGGGATCCGAGGAGGGTGATTATTACGAGAATCTGGTTGATAAGATCACGGAGCAATCTGCATCATCATCAAGGATAGAGAAGGTAGAGGAGGCGATGGCAACAATAAATGAGATCAACGATCAGTTAAGGCCTTTGCTTATTCAGTACCGGGACAGCACCAGATATGGCGAGTATGATTTCGATCGTCTTCGTGGATCATCGTCATTAAGGAAGATAAACGAGCTATACGATCGTCTGGCCGAAGCCAAGAGTGTTATTAACGCCGCCGCTTCCGCTGAGGATATTGAGATGAATATGCCCGATACGGTGGAGAGTGGCGTTACAGATTCCTACCGTAACGCGCTAAGAGACGCTGTGACATACGACAAGGGAATGGATGAGATTAAATTCGCCAAGGAGCATATGTCCGCCCGCTCCCGGAGTCAGGTAGATAGGATGGCCGCCAAGCTGTCGCAGAAGAACCCATCATGGACATCCATGGAGACAACGTTCCTTAGAAAAAAATACGGTCCTGATTTCAGTGATAAGCTAGCTAATGATATAGCTATGGGTAAGGCTAATAGTATACTTATCGAGTACGCCAGAACCCGACTGTATCCTTATATGAGGAAATACTCTCCCAAGGGATATTCTGATTTCGTTAGGAAGATAAATAACGGTACGTATAAGGTATCCGAGTTCTTTGATGCCATGGAAAATGGTATATCAAAGGAAGAGAGCGTATCCCGTTTCGGGTTCGATATTAATATGATTGACTTGTCGATCAACAATCAATGGTTGGACGAGGCTGATTTCGAGAGTTCTTTCCGTAATCCTAATTATAATCCCGATCTAGGTTATGGATATCATACGCCTAGATTTGATAAGTACAAAAACGAGGCTTTCTTCAAAAAATACGGTATTACCAAGGAAGGAGAGGAAGCCACGATCAATAAGGATAAGTGGGAGATGAGGAAGGAGTTGCTTGACATAAGCCGTAAGGCTATGGAGGATTATGATGAGCGATTCCGGAACATCTACCAAATACCACAGATATCCAAGGGCGGCGTGGAGAGGATGGTGCAGGCCGGTATCGATCCCAAGGCGGCCATCGGCAACGCCGTACGTGATATCGTTGGCGAGAGGGTGGATGACCCTATACATGGTCAGGGGCAAGACCTAGGAGGGATTGATGAGAACGATAACAAATATCGTATGATCCCCAAATACTATCTCAGTAAGTTGGAGAACGCCAACGACGTGTCCCATGACTTCGCCTACTCCTATTCCATGTTATCCTTACAGGCTACCGCTTACAAGTATAAGAGGGCGGCCTTGGATGATGTCATGGGATATAGGAATATGATGCTTGAGACACAATACGACGGAGGCAAGAACCCGGAGGCCACTCACGCCTATAGGATGTTTCAGGACTGGGTTAACGCCAGTATCTATGACGTTAGGATAAACAATAAGCGAGCAGAATGGAATATAGGCAATTATAAGGTCGATCTTAATAAGCTGGCTCTTATGTTTACCAAATTCGTATCCAAATCCAACCTAGGCTTCTCCCCGTTCGTGGCGGCTACCGGTGCCCTTACCGGGCAGGCCAACTTCCTTTTGGAAGGTATGGTAGGACAGTACATAAGCAAGGACTCCATGAAATACGCTTATGGAGAAGCCCAGAAACAGTTAAGTACGTACGTGTCTGAGATCGGGGACATAAATCGTACCAATAAGTTATATGTTGTCGGTGAGGCCCTAGGTGTGTTTAATGTCCGCAACCGTGTACGATCGGCGGCGTATAACAAGATCTGGAGAACCTTATTCCGGGATCTGCCGTTTAAGATGATGGAGGTTCTTAACTCCCCGTTGGATCCGCAGGTCATTATCTCAGTCATGGACGATACCCGCCTATATGAGGGCCAGTTCTGGTCATACTCCAATTTCAAGGAGATGATGATGAATGACAGGAATATGTCCGCTAATGAGGCTAAACGTGATTGGGAGCGTTTAAGGGATTATTCCATATGGAATTTAGTAAATGTCAAGGACGGGAAGATCGTGGCTAAAAACGAGGCTAATAAGGATATTATAGACCGATACATACCTACATTGTCCAGCAGGGTCAGGAGTATGGTGCAGATATGCGACGGCGCCCTGAACGAGCAGAACCGGGTGGGGGCTAGCCGGAACGCGATCCTTAACATGGTGCTCCCTCATCGTGGATGGTTTATATTGGCCGTGCAGCGGGCATATAAGAAAGCCGGTTTCAATTTCCAGACCAACCAGTTCGAGGAGGGATATATGAGAACGTTATGGAGATTCGCCGGAGATATCTATAATATGATGTCAGAAGGCAGGATGAAGGAAATACATGACGTGCTGAAAGAATATCATAGTCTTAATCCTTATGAGCAGACCAATATCAAGAGATCTATTATCAATATGGCGGTATTCGCTACGATGATAGCCATAGGAAGGGCTTTGATGGGATATAGGGAGGATAATGAGGATAGCTGGTTCGGGCAGTTCATTACCTATATCGGGTTCAGGACGATCAATGAGATCGCTTCCCAGACATCCCCGTTCATGGAGCTTAACGCTATAGATATGTTACAAGACCCGCTGGTCACGGCCCGGAAGCTAGGTGATCTCACTGATCCTCGGAATTGGGATCCGTTCGCTACCGTCCAGACCGGCGTGTATAAGGGCGAGAGCAAGCTATGGAGGCAGCTCATGAAGTTCTCGTTTGGTAAGCAATGGTATAATATCAAGACGGCTAGGGATATTAAGCAGACATCCGACTACTGGTTGATGACCAACGGCATGACGATGGGATTCTTTCTAGGTGGTAGAAATAAGGATGAGTCCGGGGAGGACGCTAATTGGTACTTTGATAGAGGAAGATAGCTGATATAGTATGACAAGAAAAAATAGCCGATCAATTGTTTAAGACAATTTGATTGGCTATTTTTGTATTCCTATCTATCCATATCGGACGGATGGGAATAAATATTCTATTCATGAATGCAAATGTAAGCATTTATTAGGATTCTTCAAATAGCCAAAATTAAATTATACAAAATAAATATAAATTATTGTTATTTCGGTTTGTAGCATAAATATTATGGTTATATTCGCATCATGAAACAATGAATGACGGGATCTCACTTCAAGGTCATTCAATGTGTAAGATATTTTTGGCTCATTAGGATTTGTCGAGGTGAGATCCGACATTTCCTTTTGAGCCTATTTTTTTATATTATGGATAATCTTGTTTTTATTAATGAATCTAATGATGTGTTGACAGACAGCTTGAGAGTAGCTGTTAAATTTGAGAAGGATCATAGCAAAGTTATAAGATCTATAGATGATTTGTTAGAAAAGAGTTATGTTATTGATACTGAATGTAATCCAAAAATGGATTTACATAAAATGTTTTGTTTATGCTATGATGACATACCTCAACCTAATGGTGGATTTAGAAAATCCAAAAGATATGTAATGAATAGGGATGGATTTACTATACTTGTCATGGGGTTTACTGGTAGCAAAGCTATAAAATTTAAATTGGAGTACATGAATGCTTTTAACGAAATGGAGGCATCCATAAAAAAGAATCTTCCACATAATTACATAGAAGCATTAGAGGCGTTGTTGGTATCCGAGAAAGAAAAGCAGGCGTTAGCTGAAGCTAAGAAAGCGGCAGAGGAGGCTAAGAGAATATCCGACAATATTATCAAAGAACAAGCTCCCAAAGTAGGATTTGCTGAAACAGCTATTATGGCCAATGACAAAGGTGATGATATGTTGATTCGTGATGTTAGGAGAGAACTTGAGTCTCATGGATGTGATATAGCGGAAAGATCGTTAAGAGAGTTTTTACAAGAGCAAGGTTTCTTTTACAAGAATAAAAGAGAATGGATATTAACAGAGAATGTTATGAAGAAGGGTTACGCACATTACAGATACAATACGGATACCGGGATCAGGAATACGGTTTATATGACTAGGAAGGGATTTGAGAAAACGTTATATAATATCAGGAATATACCTAAATCAAGAGAGTCTTTTATCTCTTTTGGCGGCAAGATATTTGATTAAAGTAAGAGAAGGATAGGCGATTATCATCCTATCCTTCTTTTGTTATCAGCCCTTATACATTACCTTACCTTATTCGTATACTACTCGTCCCATTAATCCTGATAGCTCTTTATCATCCTGCTCCTTCACCTCTACATAATAATATCCCTTGAAACAGAATTTCTTTTGATCGGGATCTGACAAGAACTTTTTATATTCCTCGAATCCTTCATCTGAAAGATAATAAGCTCTTCTTTTTTGTTGAAGTAATTCATCTGATTCTAATATCTGTTTTTTAGTAGCCATAATATCTGTTTTTTGGATGTGGTATAGATGATTAATCTTTAGGAATAAACCCAACAGCCTTTTCGGTAGAAGCTCTTTGTTTTATAAAACATTCAGCTTCTTCCCATGAGGTTGCCCATATTTCACCGGCATACTTTTTGCCATTGATTTGATACTCTGTTACAAATTTCTTTTCTTCTTTTTTCATGTTTGTAATTTTTAAAAATTAATAAATATGATAAAACAAAAGCGGGACTAGCCTAAATCTAATCCCGCTTATCTTTTAATTTTACTGTTTAGTCTACTCATCCATTATTCTGAATAGCTCAAATGAGTAAGTATCCTCATGTGTTAAGCCGTGCCCAGCGTCCCAGATCCCGTGATGTGTTAGGATCATATAAGATTTTCCTTTCATTTCCACGGTCCACTCTGAGTATATTGCATTATCAAACTCCTTATCAAAAACTATACTCATCGTATTTGGATCAAATTCATATGTGAATCCATCTACACTAACAGTATTGTTTCTTCTATCAGTTGTTTTTTCATACCCAGTCCCGTCTTCAAAGAACGCATATACCATTTGTTCTTTGCCTGCTTCTCGAAGCCACATTCCTACGATAGAGGTATTATTGCCAACTACATTTTCGACACTAAAACGATCGTCATCGTGGCAAGAAATAAGTAGGAAACATGATATCGCTAATAAGTATATGATACGTTTCAT